GCACACTTTCTACCTTTACTTGGACATTCATTACAAACATCATATCTCATTCTTGCCACATCTTCTACAAACTCATCTCTTACTACTGAGTTCTTGATGCCTTCAAGAATAGCATTTCTATTCTCCCATATTGCTTTCAGGGCTGCTTTCATCTGATTCTTTTTTATAATTATTTTTAACTTCTTCTTGCTCAACAATTTTCTTTTCCACTTTAACTAACAACTCTAACTTAGTTTCTATCATTTTTTTATGAAAGTAGGCATTATATGTTGAGGTATCATGATTATCTAGAAGTTTAGAAATTTTATCAATGTTGTTTCTTACTGTTTTAGGTTTAACAACAAAGTGTCCTAAACCTTCTACATTTATTCTAGGTGAATCTAAACTAGTTAATTTTAATCTTAATTCTTTATAATAAAATTGGACTAAATCCTCAACTAAATCTTCATCAACATTTAATTCTTCAGAAATAGGTCTGTATAATATATTTGACTTTTTAGGATTCACTTGCAAAAAATTTATAGTCCAGTAATATACTACCTTCTGTTTGTATCTTAAGATTATCACTTAATAATACTATTTTTTTATTTGATGAATCCTTAACAACTATGTTCTGTTTCTCAAATTTATTTATACAGTTTCTTACAGTTTGTGAAGATTTAAAAATACTATACTCTTCAGAAGCATCATAACAAAAACTTGTTAGTTCAATAGGTCCCAAAGTAGCTAAAAGAGTTAAGCAGTCTAGATCAGAAGAGCTTACTGTTACACGGTTAATATAACAGTAAGTCAATATCTGATACTTAATGATGTCATTTTTTGACATCCTAATTCTTTTCTGTACTTGGTTAACAAGTGCCATGATTATTCTTTTTTAAGTTTTCTTGCTTTTGGCTCTTCTTCTGTTTCTTCTTCTTCCTTAAACATATTTTCTTGCTGTGCCTGAGCCATCATTGCATATTGCATCTGAATGTTAGTTCTTTTAAATCTAGCTTCATCAATTGCAAGTAATGTTTGTTCATACTTTAGTTGTGCTTCTAAGTATGGTAAAGATTCAGTATAAAACTGAAGCATTTGTTCTTTTTGAGCAGCTAGTTCTTCAGCTGTCAATTCTCTTTCTTGTTGGTTTTCCATAATATTTAATTTATTGGTTTACAACAAATATACAAAATAAGTTTAAATGTATATTGTTTAAATAAAAAATCCAGGCACAGAAAGTACCTGGATTACAGTATCTTGTATAATACTATCTATTCTTAATAGTAAAGTTTAAAATTGTTAAAAGATAAAAGTCTCTAGATACATCTATCTCAATAGATAAGATGTCAATGAATGAGAACCTTACTTTAATAGCTAACTTATCCCATTGTTTGGTATAAGTATTCCAACCATTTCTGAACTTCATACGTACTTATTTATATGGAACATACGTAGTTTTTCCACCAGCTGCTCTTTTAGCTTTTAGGATTTGCTTACGTTGCTTACCAGATGAATCATAAGATACATGTACCCAATCAGGATTAGTATCTGTACCAAATTCCCAGATAAGTTGATCAAAGTTTAGATTGTCTTTAATATAGTTAAAGATTTCAGCATTAGTTACTGTTGTACCATCCATGTCAATATCAATAGCTTCACCTTGACAATGCTGTGAAGATAATGAGCCACCAATAGCTGTATTTAACTCTTTGCTGCGGTATCCTGAACTAATACGGATAGGAACACCAAAATGGTCACGGATTGGTTGAAATACTTTCTCAGCCAATAATTTAAAGTTCTCAATGTGCTCAGGTGTAGGCATATTAGAGATACCTCTTCTTTTTGCAGTTTCACTTCTTGTTACTTCTGACAATGCTAGATTTTTACTTAGTTGCATTTTTATTTATTTTATATGGTTAATCTATTACTTCTTCTGAAGTCTCTTCTTCTTTTTTAACTTTTTCCTTAAGCTTAAGTATTCTTCCTGCAGTTGTAATACCAAATGCACCTAAGGTAAGCAACATGAATCCATCAAAGATAAATTCTTTAATGATAAGTTCATTACCAATGATGCCGGTAATTACATCTACAAATAGAACAAATACCATTGCAAAGAATGATATAACTCCTACAAATGCTTGCTCATTAATTTGATTATCATCTGAGATTAATTCTCTAAAAAACTTTTTCATAGTTTAAAAATATTTAGTTTAGGTCTTTTTGGTTTTACAATGTCAGTGTGCCAACCAAGGGGCGGTTCTTTTTGTTTATTATCATCTGGACATTCTTCTGTTCTTTTATAGAATAAAAGATCTCCAGTAAAATCATCTTTTCTTACAATATAGTCTGATAAGTCTACGGCTACTATTTCATCATTAATGTATGAATAATACACCCAGGACCCTTCTTTTGCTCTTTCTAATAACCAACCCCGGATTGTATCTAACTTATCTTCTCTAATAATTTGAGTCTCTATGATTGTTTTATATTCTGTATATCTAGAGGTATAGAAGATTAACATAGTATCTCTTAATGAGATAATAGAATCTTTTACTTTTGTTTCTTGCTTAAACTGTGCAATCTTAGCTCTCTGACTATCAAAGATTGCATTAATGGTATCTGCTTGAGCTTTTGTAAGGATAACTACAGAGTCTCCATCAATCACCGTCTGAAGTGGGTAGCGTGATTGGCTGAAACTCAAACTGCTTACCAGTAGACTGCTTGCGAACAATATCCTTTTCATTTGCTAATTCTTTTTTAATATCTTTTACAACAGATCTAGTGCTATCTAAATCTCCTATAACTTCAGAAACCATTTCTTGCAGATTCTCTTTATCTTCTATTAAGTCTTCTTTTTCAGCTTCTAGTTTATTTACACTATTTGTTAACTGCTTATTTGCTGTAGTAAGTTTCTTATTCTCACCTGTTAGTTGTACATTGTCTTCTACAACTACCACATGTTCATGTCCACTTGAAAAGATTTGTATACAAACAAGAGCAACAAATCCAAGTCCAACTATAAGAAGTTTCTTTTTCATTTTTTACCAAATAGCATCAATACAGTTTCTTTTAGACTCTTTGAGCTTTCAGTGCTTTCTTCTAGTTTCTTTTCTAGTTCATCTCTATAATCACCTTCTAGCTCTTCTACTTTTGCTTTTAAATCTTCTTCACTCTTAAGAAGTTTATTTAAAAACATCCAGCATAGATAACCCAGTGCTAATACAGCAAAGCCTAATACTCCATACTGTGTTAATACTTCAAAGGGACCAAATGACATTACTTCTTAGTTTTTCTTTTTACTACTTTTTTTTCTGCTACCTCTTCTTTAAGCTTTTTATTTTCATCAAGATATCTCTTGATAAATAACCAAGCAACATATCCAAGAGCAAGCACTGCTAATCCAAGCGGACCATAGTCTGCTAATTGTGCAAATACACCAAAGTCTGGTGCTGTTGTTTCTACTGCTGTTGTATCCATTATCTTTGTAATATTAATTGTTTAACTGCATCAGATAGCTCACCTACAGTTCTTGCTAGGTTCTTAATTTCTAACTGAGTTTGTTCTTGAATTGCTTGATACTTAAGTCTTGATTCTTGTTCTACCAATTCAATCTTTCCTTTTAGTTTTCCTAAACTTTCTGTATTGTTTCTAACATCAGCATGAATCATTCTTAGAAAATATCCAAGAACTCCCGTTACTACTATTAAACCCCATTGTACTAGTTGTGCTATTTCCATCATTTTATAATTAATCCTGTAGTTAATATTCCATTCAATATAAAAGAGATGTTTCTTTGTCTCTTTAATTTTTTAATATCAAAAGCTTGTGATGTAATAATAGTATCCTGAGAGTTTATAATATATCTCTGTGCTACTATAATGGTATCCTGGGCAGATATAATTGCATCCTTCTCTTTGTCTCTACGATAGAGTACATGGATCATTGTATCCTGGATCTGTGTAATTTTAAAAGTATCCCTGGAGTTTTTAACTTTCTCAAGTTCTGCTTGTAAATCATAAAGACCATGATTAAGTTCTTCAATAATAACTTTGCTATTATCAATTGCTTTAC